GCGGCGTCAGCGTGATCGAGGTCACGTCCAGAAACGCAACGTTGAACGTGACCGTAGTGCCCGGACCGTCGGCGGCAAGGGCGGCAACGTTTCCGCTATCGCTAATCGTCTTCACGTCGAGCCGAATGTTGATGCCGTTGATCCGCAGCAGATCGACGCCGCCCGAGGTGACATCAATCAGCACCTTGACCCACTGGAACGTCGTCGCGTGAATGCTGTCCACGCCGACGTAATCCGTCCACGGCCCGGTACCGGAGACGTTGCTGACGCTAATCGTTTTCGTGATGCCCGGAGCGCCGGCAACGACCGACGTATCCCACGCCACGCTGACGTTCGAGGATGGAATCGTCGTGCCATAGTCGAGCACTTCCTCATAGGACCCGGTTCCGGCCGCAGGCTGGATATAGATGGGATACCCGGCGTCGATCTGGTCCTGCGGGTTCGTCCACGCCGGCCCGGTGAAGTGCGTGGTCCAGGTCTGGGTCGTATCTACCGGGAGCAGCACGCCGAACGAATCGAGGATTGCGTTAGTCAGAGTCCCGTTTAGTATGCTGTTAAAGTCGACGAGCAGGACGTAATCCGGCGGTTGCGCGACGACCGCTGATACGCTTTTCGGCGTGCCGTAGTTTCCAGCAATATCAATCGCCGTCACCCAGTAGGTATAGGTGCCCGCGAGAGTCTCCGAGAGGGAAGTGAACAGGCCGGACTTGAGGCCGACGACGATAGCACCGGCATAGGTCGCGCCCTTGCGAATCTCGTAAGTGAAAGTCGGCTGCGTCCCGGCGACCGCCGTCCAATAAAGCAGGACGTTATTGTCAATTACCTGCGGCGTGATCGTGGTCTGCGGCGCACCGACGACGTTGAGAATGACCGCCGTCGCATTGAACGAATAATTTCCCCCGGTGCTGATCGCCTTGATCCGCCACGTCGTCAGGCCCAGTACGGCGGGCGCGACGTGTAGCGTCGTCGTGCGAGTATTGCCGACGTAAGTAGCACTCGCCCAATCGCTGCCGCCTACGCGCACCTCGTACTCGACGAGCAGCGGGTCCGGAACTACGGCCCACGACAGCATGATACCGCTCTCGTCCGGCGTCGCGGTGAATCCGGTCACGTCCGCCGGGCTACCGATAGGACCGCCGATCGTGAACTGCCACGCCTGCACCGAGCTGATATCTTCTATCCCGCCGCCGAAGATGTTGAACGATTGCAACTTGATGAACACGGCCTGCCCGATCAGGCTCGGGTCATAAGGTACGTGTGCGATCGAAGCATCGAGGCGCGCGAAGCCGTGCCCGGTCAACGTCAGGCCGTCCAAGCTGATCGCCGCGACCGGATGCGAACCAATCGGCGTCCCGTAGACTCCGCGACGCAGGTACACGTCAACGTCGTATGTGTTGGTCCCGGTAAAAGTCGCCGTCTCGTATGAGATTAGCTCTGCGTCCACCCAGCACAGCGTATTGAATAGATCGGCATCCGCCTGATCACCGGAAATCAATTCACCTTGCGAGGTCGCGAGACTAACCGAGCAGACGTTCGTGATATCCGGATCGACCCCGGCATCGAACGTCGAAGTCAGTACGCCGTAGCGCGACGGGCCGTACATGATATTGGCCTGCGTATAGGTCGTACCATCGGTCGATAGCCAGACCACGCACCCGCCCCATAGCGGTTTCGAGATATCAACCCCGACCGCCACCCATACCTCGAACCCGCTCCGAGCGAGCCGACCAGGCGCATCGAAGATCAGCGGCGGATTCGCGCTACCGGGCGGCGCATTAAAGTTCGGGAACGCACCGGCGGCGAGCTGCGCCAGTACCGCGTAACTTGACGCGAGTCCGGCCGGGAAATCCTCTGCCGTGATGCTGAGCAATCCCTCGTCGTCTTCCTCGACGACGGTAACCCGTACCGGCTGCGCCTGCAATCCGGTCCCGGTGCTCTCGGTCAGCGTCAGCAAGCCCATCGGCTCGATGCGGCAGTATTTCCACCCGAGCTGAAAGGTGTAGGTATTGCGGATGCCGATCGCGCGCTGGAGGATTAACTGCGCGATGGTCTGCGCGATATCGAGCGTGCAGACTTCGTTCAGCGTGACCATCGGCATCGGGCGTAGGCCGTAGAGTTCGATGTTCGCCTGGTCGTTAGCGGTGGCGAGCTCCTGATTGTAGTTATTCGCCCGGTTGTAGAACTGCACCTGAACCTGATTGAAAGCATCCGCTGCCCGCCCGCGCTGGACCTTCACCGGGTCCTCGGTCCCGTCCGTAATAAAGTCGTCGTCGGTCAGGTTGTAGTCCGCGATCAGATTCGGCGTGTAGGTCGCGCCGTTGCCGACCAGCGTCGTATCGCCGTAGGGAATGAACTTGAGCAGTTTGTCGCTGAAGACGAGCCCAGTATTGCCGATCAGGGCAATCTGTTTTAGCATGTCTGCGGCGGCTGTTTGCTGCGTGTACGCAGGCGACATGAAGATGCCTGACGCCAGACAGTAGTCGCTGAAGTTCGCCAGCGGCCCGAGTAACGCGGACGGGAATCCGGCGCCGTGCGTCGGGTGCGTTAGCAGATCGGTCGCTACATCCGGGGGATTTGCGTCGACGATACCACTGCCGTACTGGAGCAATCCCTCGATTTCAAACGAATGGTTCGGTAACGATGCGCTTGATCCGAGTGCGTAATTGCCGGTTGCGACATAAGCCTGCCGCCGGTACCCTAGCGCGCGGTCCGGGTGGTTCGTGACCCAGTACGGGAATGCGACTTGCGTCGTGTCGCCGACGTACAAGGACAGATTCAGCGCGGCGAGCGTGGTCACGTCCTTGTCAGCCCACACCCGGTCGATGCCCGCAATCTCACCCTCGCACAGCGACATGATCACCGCCGCCGAGTAGGTGTACGATACCGCGCCCCCTTCTCCACTCCCGCTCCCGCCCAAACCGTACCCGGTCACCGTGATCATGCCGATCAGGTTCCGACTACTCAGGCTGCCCTTACCCCCGCCGCCACCTTGGTTGTGCGATTCCGCGACAAAGTCGGCGTAGTCGAGCAGGTTGAGCGTCAGCCTGGTCTTACCATAGAGCAGCGCGATCGGCTTGCCGTAGACACTGGTCTGTATCCGCAGTCCGGCGATCGCCGGCGCCGACTGGCTGACGCCCGCGCCGCCGCCGAATAGCCCGCTCACGCCCAGTCCTTCAGCCGGTAGATTCCGGCGATTCGCAACGAGAGCGGCGAATGGGAGAGGTCGCTTATCGTCACCATGCGCTCATCCCGAAAAGCGTGAATGATGGTCGGCCACGAAACGACGATGGCGCCGTGAGCGGCTTGCCGACCGTACCGGAACATGACGATGTCGGCCGGTAAAGGAACGCTGTCGATCTTTCGCGTGTATTTCAGCAGATAGGCGAGGAACTTCGCCTCGCTACGGTGCAGGTTCCATTGCATGTCGTAATGCTCTGGCTCGAATACCTCGACCAGACCGACCGCCGAAAACACCGCGATCAGGTACTGCCCGCAATCGACGCCGACGCCTTTTAGCCTGGCCTCGTGGTGCCATTTAGTGCCACGCCAGCTCTGCGCTTCCGCGACGACGGCTGCGCGTTGCTCGGCTTCGGTCATGGGTGCCATCTCTAAACCGCTAATTCTGGGCTCGGAACATACGGTTCGCCTCGGAAATTATCGAGGTTGCTGAATTTTGTATTACACGTCGCCTGCGTGCGGTCGCACCCCCAGAAGATGTCGAACGCATCCCCAACCGCATTGACCTGTAGTAGCGTCAGGACCAGCGTGGCGACGCCCGGTTGCCACGACTTGACGGTATAGCTCAGGCCGATGTTTAGCCCGCTGGTGAACGTGACCGTACCGCCCGTGAACCAATCGGCAGGGTTGTTCAGCGCGCAGTTGATGACGTTGCGCGTACTCCCCGCGCCGACGGTCGATGACGATTTGCGAGAGGACTTAGGGTTGGTCGTGTTGTTGTTGGTGCAGCCGACATCGAATAAGGTGTTGCGGCAGGACGGCTGGTAGAGGTTCCGCGGCATCTGGATGTTCAGCAATTCGAGCATCGAGTTGACGTTGATCGTCCCATCTAAGCGCCCGGTCTCGATGTCAGCGACACGTCCGTAGAAAATATTGACGATGCCGAGCGAGGTATCTCCCCATTCCGGCATGAAGCAGCGGTCAACCTGTACGACCGCGCCGTCAAGAGCGCCGTCCCGCATCGCCTTGAGCCACGGCGTGCCGTTCAAGAGATGAGTCGGTGCCGCCGCGATCTTGATCTGCATCGTATCGACTTCGACGCCGATTACCGTACGGGTCGAACTCCTGCTGATGATGATCGAACTGCCGTCGTAAAAGGTTCCGGTCTCATCGCTTCCCCCGCGTACCGAGATACCGCCCCTTACCGGAGAGACCCGCGTAGTGAACGCCTCGCCGACGCCCGGCAGGAATACCGATATCTCTTTGTCGCAGTAGCGCGCGACGAAGCCATTGGAAAGGGTGAACGTGAACAGATCGCACATACGAAACGCGGTTGCGGTCGCGAGATACGCGATCAGTTCTGGGGTCGCCTGCTTCATACTTTGTTGACAACGCTGCCAATGAAGCTCAACTTTTTCAGGTTGTACAGGTTCTGCATGAACTGGTTGAACTCGCTCATGTCCTGCAAAAACCTTACGCGGTAGTAGTAGGACCCGGACCACGTTAGAGGATGCCCTGCCGTCGGCACCGTGCCAAAGGTCACGACCCCGGTGGAACTGATCGTGTACTTGCCGGCCCCCGCGCCCGGCGGAATCGTGGAACCGTTATCCTTCACGTTCACCATCGCGTTGACGTTCTGCACCGGATCGGAAAAGGTCTGGCTTACGCCGTAAGTACGGATGAGCTGGAACGCCGCAGTCAATCCGTCACCGGTGCCGAATTGCATATCGGTCACGCTGTCGTCAGCCGGATCGTCAAACGCGAATGCGGTCAGGGATCCATTTACAGATTCAAAGAATCCGATGAGCTTCTTCAATTCATCCTGCGGCGAGGATGGCGTGGTCACGTTCGGCGTGTCGCGCAAGAGGTCATAGGCCAGGGTGAACGTCGTCAGCGGGTAGATAAACTGTCCCGCGCGCAGCTCGCGCCCGGAGACCGACCGCTGTACCAGCGTGCTGAACTGCGGCGAGCGCGTGATGTCCCACGTCAGGCCGGCCAGCGTCGGGAATACGGACAGGCTCACGGGTGCACCCTCACTGGCGAGAAGTTCCGGTACTGCCGTCGTATCGAATCAGCAAGTGCTGGACCATGCCGCATCAGCAGCTTTTCGACGCCGGTCTTATCAATGAGATGGATGTTAAACGTGTCACCGCCACCTCCGCCGCCTATCGAGGAGCGCACCGCATTCGCCAAGTGCGCGGGCAGTACCATTTCCTCCTGGTGAAGTTGCGCTACCGGATTGATACCAGACGGTACGTCGAACCCACCGGCGGCGTGGATCAAGCTCTTGGCACCAAGCGCGAGAGCGAGCACAGCGGCAAATGCAACGGGAGCCATTAGCCACCCGGCGAACGGGATATCAGCGACGGAAGCCGCAGCCCCAGACGCCGCTTCCGCCGCATTCGCCTCCACGACCATCGTCGCCTCGGTTGCTTTGACTCCGACCGTTTCCCCCGCTGCTACCGTTTGCGCCACGACGGTCTGACCCATTAGCATTTGCTCGAATGCAGCAAATCCGGCGGACATCGCCTTCTTCGCCGCCTGTACGATGGCCCAGCGTGAGATCATCTCCAGGCACATGTGAATGAAGTCACCCAAGATCGAAGTGAAGATCGTTCCGAGCGCCTTGCGCCAGGTCATCGTGCGCATGATCATGCCCTGAATCACGGTCTCGTAGGTACTCTGAAGGTGCTCGAAAACGGACTTGTACTTTTCGGATATGTACTTCGTCGTCTCGGCGGCGTTCTTCTGCAAATCGGTCTGGAGCTTGGAGTCGATCTCCCTGATCTGCGCCGCGAGCTTGATGCGTTCTTGCGCCGTCGTATCCGGCGACTCGATTTGTTTCGTCAGGTTACCCTTGCGCTGTTCTGCTTCTGCGATCAGCGCCGCGCGCAAGTAAGCCAGTTTCTGTTCCTGCGTGATGCGGAAGTAGCCCGCCTCCTCCTCGTAGTACAGCCGCAACCGTTCGAAGTAATCGGCGTACAGTTTATCCTCAAGATCCAGGCTTTCCTTGGTGATCGTGTATGACTCTTGCGCGTCCTTCCGCTTTCCGGCTTGAATCGCCGCGCGATTTTTCTCGTTGCTGACGCGATAGTCTTCGTCCAACAGTTTCATCGCGTTCACCGCAGCCGCCGCCTCCACTGGATTCTTGGCGTATTTCGCCTTCTCTTGCATCAATTTTTTCGTGCTCTCGTAGAGAGCAACTTCGATCTCCCACTCGCGTCGCGCGGCCTCCTCCGCGCCAATGACCTTGGCCTCGACCAACTCTTTGATGATGGTCTTCCCGATCTCCGCGCCCTTCTTCGCCATCTCGATTTGCATCTGCAATTCCGCTTCCGCGATCTTGCGTGCTTCCTCGGGGTCCTTGAACGTCTTTCCCTTCGGCTTTCCAGAAGGGTCGAAGGCCATAGCCGGGTCAGCAAGCTGCTCGATCTTTTTGCGGGCTTCTTCCAGAATATCCGTCGCGCGTTTGGCGTGCGCCTTCGTCCCGTCTTCGATCTTCTTTCCGGCCTCTTTCCACGCTTCCCACGCTACCTTCGCTGATGCCTTGAATCCGAGGCCGACTTCTCTCGCAGCGGCGAACGCCAATACTGGCGACATCGCCCGCTCGATCGAATCAAATACGCGGTCCCATACCGTACCGAAAGCGTTCAGCGCGGATTCGATGATCGCAAATGCCTGTACCAGCGCGATAGCAACGGTCGCGACTACAAACCGAAACCGGATCAAGGCTTCCGGCGCCGTCGTCGTGAACAGCCGGACAAAACTGGTCATTACGGGAATTACCGTTTCGCCGATGACCTTGGCGAATGCCTTCATTACGTCGTCGATGTCGTTCAGCGCCTTGCGGTAGTCATTAACAGCCTGCAACCCTTCGCCCGATTGCACTAGGCCAAGTTCAATGGCTTTAGTCCTTGCTTCAGCGTAAACCTGATTGTTAAGTTTCATCAGCGCCGTGAGGTCGCCGACGCGCCCGCCGAAGATCGCGCGCGCGGCAGCGTTCCGGTTGGTGCCGGCCTCGTACTGCTTCAGCACCTCGATGCCGTTGAACATGATCTGCTGTTGGTTGAGGAAGTTCCCCGCGCTATCGCGCGTAGCGACGCCCATCGCATTCATGTTCTGCTCGTTGGTCTTCATCTGGCGACCCATGCGCTGCATGAGACCTTCAAACGACTCGACAGAACCGTGTACGTCGCCAATAGCGATGGCAAGCACGCTGGCGGCTTCCGTGGTCATCCCGAGGCGCTGGGACAGGCGCAGTGATTCGACGGCGAGGTCTTTCGTCGTCTCGACCGCCTTCTTGATCCCCTCGAAACTCAGGAAGCCGACAGCCAGCGCCTTGATCTTTCCGAGGAGCGCCTCACTGGCACTGCCGACCGTATCGAAATGCTCGGACGTTTCCTTGGCGAAACCCTCGAACTTTCCTTTCAGTTGCGCGATAGCCGCTACCGCCTCGTCAATCTTGGCGCCGATGACGACTTCTGCGGTGTTCGAGGTATCAGCCATGCTTGCCTATCCTTTCGACCTGCAATCCTGCACTGCCGAACGCCTCAAGATACGAGCCGAGGTCCTGTTTCTTGCCCTTCGGCGCGGCGCCGGTTGACTCAGGCGATTCCATACCTAGCGCGTGCGCGATAATTGAGAGGGTCACGCGCAGCGGCGGCGTGAGCTTCCACAAATCGACGAACTCATTCGCACGCGGCATCGTCATTTCCTCGTCAATGTACTCCCAACTCCACCCGGTCTCCAATACAAACAGCGCGTAGACTTGGCCCCACGTCATGGGTTGGGCGGAATCTCCCCCGGCGCAAGTTCCTTTTTGTTGATCGCCGATGCGCCCATCACGGCGCCGAGCACGTTACCGAAGTTGCTAAAATCCAACCCGTCGGCCACCTCGTCTTCGGTGATGATGGGATAGTTGCGCTTCAGGGCCGCGTGCGCGAGCTGCACCAGTACGCCCATCTGCGCGGCGGTCGGCATCGTTCCGCTCTGTACGTTCTGCAAGACGCCGATGCTCTCCGACATCTCGCGCAGAGCCTTGAAGTTCAACGGCGCTACCTTGTACTCCTTGTCCCCCATCCGAACCCACGTGCCGCCCTTGTCGGCACCCGGCAGCGGCACGCGTGGGTCTTGCCCAGCTACGTCACTCATGGCGATTTCCTTTCGTTATTATGGTTTGCGTTACAGGTCCTCCAGGCTCAACTTGCCGATGTTGTTGGCAGAATCGGCGAAGGATTGGAAGTCGAACTCCTGTACCCAGAAGTCCTCCAGCTTCGACGACAGCGTGAGCTTCGAGCTGATGCAGGCGTTGAGTTGCAACGTCAGCTTGTTACTCTGGAACGTCTCGGTCATGACGACCAGGAATTGCGGTGCGGTACCGAGCAGTTGGTTGGTGATGACGATGTTCGACCCGTTGCCGGAA